ATACAATACAATACAATACAATACAATACAATACAATACAATACAATACAATACAATACAATACAATACAATACAATACAATACAATACAATACAATACAATACAATACAATACAATACAGTATTTTATGTTTTATATGAAACCTCGGCAGGGACCTCGGGCAAACCAGCCAGGGCATAAGCCCTGACGGTTTCTCGATACCCGGGCTTTGGCCCGGGTATCTCCATAACCTTGGTCGGAGACTTATATCATGCCCAAGATTGTTGCCGAGGTCTCTGCCGAGGTCCTTGCCAAGAATATGTGGTATGAGATGTATTGCTTGCCATACAATCGCTATGCTTGTTGTTGCTTTTCGTTCCACGGCTAACGCCGTGGAACAAGAAGCGCCAGTAAGGGAAGGGGTCGTAGGGGAAACCGTGGGTTTCCCTACATATCTCTATATTTATCAAACAAATGTATCCAACTCAAATACTCTCGACATTATCCCAAACAACAACCCAAATGGGGTCAGCGTTCCGGCATTTCGCGGTATGGATATCGGACATTTTAGGAACAATCCATCCCAATTACTACGCAGTCGCCTTGCTATTTTCCATAGCGGGAGTATTCGTCTATATCAAAATCCGCTACCCCTTCTGGAACATCCAGCCGGTTCTACACACCTACGACGTGTTCACTCGCCGGTTCGCCCGAACCCCATATATCGTCCAGAAATTCCCCTACAAACACAAATACTACGACAACGCCGCCATTCGGACTCTCGACTATTCCACTCTTTCCCCAGAAGAAAAACGAGAGTATGCGGTCTACCTTCAATCCCATTACATTCCCACCGACCGTATGTTGTCCACCATAACCGCGCTCACTCTCGACCATTTGCTTTCCGGACACAACGCGCCGTCATTCGTGTCGGTCTATCGCGAGCTGGACGGACACATTTCCGGCATAATGACTTCGCGCAAAACCAATGTCTTATTGGGCTCCAACACAACCATCGACGCGTATTTGTTCGATTTATTGTGTATTCATCGAGAGTCATCCGGTCGAAAAATAATGGAAAAACTGTTCCAGACACACGAATACAACCAGCGGGTTCGCAACCTATCGATTGCGGTCTCGTTGTTTCGGATGGAGGGAAATCTGTGCGAGGGTCTCGTTCCACTGGTTCAATATACACGATATACATATTATATGCGCAATCTGGCGGTCAAGCCGTTGTCGACACATTACCAATTGTCGAGAGTCGCAAAAGAAAACCAGGATATACTACACAATATGTATTCGAAGATCGGCCAATCGGGATTTTCGTTGATAATACTCTCGGATATTGGCCATTTGGTGTCCATGTTGAAATCAAACGAGACGTATTTGTATTGTCTCAAACGCGGCCATCACGTCTGTGCGTTGTACTATTTCCGGAATGCACATATACACTACGAAGATGTTGATTGCGAGACTCTCGATTTGGTAGCATCGTTTCAGAATATGAGAGACGATTTGCTCTTTTTTTCCGGATTTATGAACGCCTTGCGGCAATGTGTCCGACAGAGTCCAAATTATAAGATACTGCGCATAGACGCGCTGGGAGATAATCAACGCTTATTAGCCGGTTGGCGAGAGTATCATCAATCCGTTATGGAGACGGAATGCGCGTATTATTTGTATAATTATATTTACCCGGGGGGTCCATTGACTCCCGATAGATGTATGATTTTTGGGTAAAATATCACGGTCTTTTGTAAATACATTGATACTGTGTATAATCCGGCACCATTTTGCGTTTTGCCAAGAACCGAATCGACGAATTGCTAACCCGATAAGCAACTCCCGCAAATAGAAAAGCAAACGTCAAATTGCGCAGTCCGACCTCTCGAAAAAGCTGCCCGTCTTCCTCCGATATGATACGATATATACCGTCTGCAGTATAGTATCCGTCGCGTCCAATCCGCGCGATTTCGGATGAGCACGCCCAATCCAATGATACTCCCGGTTCGACGAGAGTAAATTCGGGTATATTCGTATAATTGAACTGAATCAAAGACCGCATGGCGTTGATTTGTTGGTAGTCTTCCAGACTAAACCTGGAATCGAACCGTTCCACAAATACAAACACTTCGTCCAATGAAATATAGGATAGTATGTGTTCAACCAATTCAGTGGGAAATAGTCTTCGTAGAAAGAACATACTGTGTAGACGAGGGGATTGACGCATATTATATAAGCCGCGTTCTGTTTATTATAGATTCGAATACTCATTCTTTCCGCCACACATAGACATATTCAGTATATTGGTTTTCTTTCCGGGATTGACGGTCGCCCTTCTTGAGCGGAATCCGTTTCCAGGGTTTACCCAAGAGCCCCTCGCACACTCTCTCGAATATTTCGACGGGAATATTGAGGCAGTAATGTCCGCCCGTACTCAAATGACGGTATGTTTGTTCGAATAGCGGGCGGTAAAAGTCCGCATCCCATTCTTCTTTTGTTTTGTATTTCGGAGGTTGACTCCCGTATTGTTCTAAATCATAGTATGGTGGGCTGGTAAAAACCATATCATAGGTTAGTTTGGAGTAGTCTACCGAGAGTGCGTCCTGGAATCGCATGTCTATTTCCGTTTTTGTGCGCGGTTTCAAAAAGGCCGTCATACTCTCGTATGGTTCGCGTAAATTCGTGTTGGAGTCTATACCAATGTATTTCGGTATATCCAGCGCACACGCACCCACCAACCTTCCTCCCCAGCCGGCGGTCATATCGAGGACGCATTTGGGCGAAAACCGGCAATAGTATTCCATTGCCACGAGAGGGCGAAAACAGTTGATAGAGGTAAAATAGAACCGGTATAGATTATACCACATTTTTACTGGGGTTTGGCGATGCTGGGCGTTGGCGAACGAAATGTATTTGCGGACATAGGGTTTTCGAGAGTATTGTTTTCGGTGTTTCCACACGTCGTAAAACCGGACGCCCTTGGACCCGACCGTGTTCAGCCGTTCCGCGAAGGTAAACGCGTCGACCACCCGATTGCCAGTTAGTTTTTTGGTGGATTGGGATTTCGCACGACATCCAATTTTTACTAATCGAGAGTAATCGCGCACAATATCTTCTTCTGAATACTCTCGAATTTGTTTGGCGATTGCGATACGCTGGGTCTTGTTATAGGAACTTTTGGGCAAACGTCCCAGCCGTTTCCGAGTTTGGCGATTTCCCATGTTTCCCATCCGTTTATGTATATATAGTACTCTCGACAAGAACCTCGGCAAGGACCTTGGTAAGGACCTTGGCAAGATACTCTCGACAAGTAAAACAAACAATCACACAAACCACTAATCCACCAATCCATTTATTATTTATTCAACCCTCGGCAAAGACCTTGGCAACAATCTTGGGCACGATGTTTGTCTCCGACCGAGGTTCAGCCCGAGGTCTTTGCCGAGGTCCTTGCCGAGAGTATACCAAATATATTGTATGAGAGTCATATAGATTCTCATATAATCGCTATGCTTGTTGTTGCTTGTCGTTCCACGGCTAACGCCGTGGAACAAGAAGCGCCAGTAAGGGAAGGGGTTTTAGGGGAAACCGTAGGTTTCCCTAACGCATATACTTCCCCGCCCGGGAAAACGAGTCGACAATATAAATAACAAAGACACCTAACATCGTATACAAAATAAACTCCTCGGTTATGTTATTGGTTTTCTCCAGCTGCTGTTCCTCGAGCAATCGGATCATGTAGTTTATTTTTTCCATCATTCGGTCGTCGCGAACCCCGGGAACCGCCCCGGCAGAAACGGGACCCATTCGCGGAGCGGCATAAGCCGATTGATAGTTGCTATATTTGCCTAAAGAAGATCCATTTGGCATAACGGGGGGTTGTTGTTTTCGTGGTTCCATGGATTCGCGCGTTTTAGGTGGTTTTGGCAAGAGTTCGTGCTGGACATTTCCGGCATACAATCCCGAATCGGCGAAAGTGGGTTTTCGGGTAGTGGGGGAGGAAAGAGGTACGAAATCGGCCAGTCCGGAACCGTCGTTCTGGATATTTACACCGGTAATGTGGTTTAACATTTCGTGGACCCGATTCTGTTTTGTTTCACTGTTGGCTTGGTGTTCTGCAATAGAAGACGGCATTTGGGTGGAGACCAAGAAGTTTTCGTCGGTTTCATACTCTCCATGCGAAGACGTCGTCGACCGTGGCTGCTTTGCCGTTTTATTCCGAAAACCCATCGTCGATATTCGTTTTGTAGAAGATTCATTTCCTTTATTATTGTTGTTGGAATCCCAAACAGATGCCGTTGCTAACAAAGACATGAAATAAAAAAATGGTTATACTTAAAAAATGAGCAGATTTTATTGTAGGGGAACCTACGGTGTAGGGAAACCTACGGTTTCCCCTACGACCCCTTCCCTTTTGAGATACCCGGGCAAAGCCCGGGTATCAATAGGATAGAGATTGTATGGCAAGCAATACATCTCATACACTAATACTCTCGACATAATAATACTCTCGGCAAAAACCTCGGCAAAGACCTCGGCAACAATATTAGGCTCCGCCCGAGGTCATTGCCGAGGTCTTTGCCGAGGTTCTTGCCGACCATTGTGTATGAGATGTATTGCTTGCCATACAATCTCTATGCTTGTTGTTGCTTTTCGTTCCACGGCGTCAGCCGTGGAACAAGAAGCGCCAGTAAGGGAAGGGGTCGTAGGGGAAACCGTAGGTTTCCCTACAAAGGTTTCCCTACTTTTATACCATAGTATATCATAGACAGTATGAACATAGAATCCATACTCGTGGATTTCATCCCGATTATTCTCATTTACTCATTTGCGGTGGATACACGTCGCGCAATCATGTTCAGCAGCACCATTTTAGGGAAACTACTGGCCGTATCTATCGTCATCTTTTATACAGCAATCAATCCCGCATTCGGCGCATTGATTTGTATGATTACTCTCGTATACTACCAATCCGATTTCGTCGAAGAAATCCTAAATATAGAACGCGGTGAACGAACCGAGCAAGAATTAGCGGCGTTGGCGAGTACATACAGTTCGTTTTCGCCGGGACCGCAGTGGGCAAGCGCAGACGCAAGCACCAAATTCGCCGAAGGGTTCCAATCCAACGCCGCCGATTTATACGCATACACTCCCGGACAATCCTACCGCAAAGACGCTGAACACCTTCTGGGCAAAACCGAAAAAAACGCTGAACTGAAGGCAATCTTTCGGAAGGAAAACTGCAGGGCTGGTGTGCTTCATCATAGAGGCTCCGAAATCAACCCCGAGATGACACAACACATATTTAGAGAAATACGCATGGAGGGAGAGAAATGTAATCCATGTGATCCGGATTGCGCGTTTTCGATTATAGAATCGCGTATAAATGCCGAATCGGAGATTCAGCGTCCGGTCAGTTCCAACGATTTTTTGGAGAAGAATGTCGAGAGTATTCGTCAAATGCTGTGGAAAACACACGAGAGTGTATTGGGATTTATCCAAGGAGAAAAATTTAGCTCTATAGTATAATATAGTGTATGGGCAAACCCACCAAGAAAAAAACGGGCAATGCGTTTCTCTCGATGTTTGAGTATATTCATAACCGGATTACTTCGCTGAACCAAAGCAAGATATTCGCAGGCATCATCATCATTGTATTGAACGTATCGGGCAAGTTCGCAAACATCAAACTCAGTAAAACGATGGAATCCTACCTCAAATTCACCTTTAGCCGGGACATATTGATTTTCTCGATGGCGTGGATGGGTACGCGTGATATATACGTTGCCATTTTCATGACCTTGTTGTTTTCGATTTGTATGAACTACTTGTTTAATGAGGAAAGTAGGTTCTGTTGTTTACCCGAATCGTTTACTGGACGATACACCGAAAGGCTGGACAACGAACCAATTACTCCCGAACAAATCAATGACGCAAAGAAATTGCTGGAAAAAGCGGGAGTATTGGCGGACGGAGTCGTCAAAGACCCGGAATCAGACGAAAAGACACCCGACCCTTCACCAGCCAACAATGATGTAAAAATGATCACATAAGGGCATTTGCATAAATATATGTGTATATATAAAACACGCATATATATACATGTCAAAGAAAGAACAACTCGCGCCGGAAGAATACATCCGGAATATAAACATTCGTATAGCACCGATTAAAGTCATGCTGAACACGAATATACCGGGTTCGGAGAAGCGAACATTGGATTTTTCTATGCTGTATCATCCGGATTTAGAAAAAGGGCGGTATTCGGCCAAAACGTATACACTCCCGTTTTTCACCGATACATGTAAATATCCGATAGATGTCTTGGCCAAAAAAGAATACTCAGATCGCGTCGACTTTTTCTTTAACCGAACCCGGTTCAACAAGATTTTGCGCAAAACGCTGGTCGATTATATTGATTATGATGTCGAAAAGGACGATAGCGACCCCGAATTGACCGCACAAATCTCGAAACAAGAGTCCGACAACGCCGACCACAATATCAAGACCATGCTCATTTTGTTGTTGCCCATCTCCGACGATTTCACAAAAGTATTCCAAACCAGTTATGACCAGTATATTTTGAATAAACCCTCGCCGGAAATATTCACCACCCGCAACATCGACCCATTCAAGTTTCTCAATCCTACTTGGTTTCCGTTATACAATTATTTCCAGCCGCGCCAATACTATGCTCCAATACAGGAGGTGTCTTATCTGGTTTACGGAGGACAGAAATATATAGTCGAAAGCGTTATTTGGCAGAATGATTTAGTCAATCACCCAGTATATCGAGAGTTCTTATCGACATACAATACCAAAGTCCGCGAGAAGAACGATTCGCGCCGAAAACTCGCACCTGAGCTCAAACTGCGAGAGGAGGCATTCATTTTGTTGCTGGATAAATACAAAGAGTACGACGATGTTCCAACGAAGGGCGACGACGACGAGACCCCCGCAAAAGAACCCGGCAAAAAACGAACGGTGTTTGCGTATATGATCGAGACCCTGATTAAAAACGTATCGATTGTTGCCGAAAACGAAAAGGAGCGCCGACCAAATACCGAGTATTTGTTGACCAGTGCTACCGGAGTGGGGTTTAACCCTACCGACGCAACCAAACGAGACATTATTACCAAAATGGTCAACTATTTAGGCGCCATAGATGATATTTATAACGGATACTTGGGAAAACTAACTGGAACAAGCAGCCACGGAAAGCCAGTCAAAACGTTTAAAAACGAACCCAAACTGGTTCAAAAGGTGGTTGACAATATCGTCAATGCGTATATTGAATATACTACGTATAACGAGACGCAAAGCGCCAGCAGTATATCGCTCAAGGACGCCGCGCGTATATTGACCGAGATCTACAATACCGCAATCATACTGAAAACACTGAATATTCTCAACGAATTTGTCCACGACCGAATTCGACGGTTGGATTTATCCGAGAAAAACGAAGACGGTTCGAGCAAAACGAAATTAGAACTCGATATTTTGCGTATCATGAACACCAATTTCAAATATTACGTCGACCTGAACAGTGCCATAAAGGAGAGTTTAAAGAGTGTAGTAGAACCCAAACGGAGATCGTCGAATGTCCAATTACAAACTTTTTTGCGGCAATTGGTGAAACCCGTCGGACCACAATCCACCGAAGATACTGGAGCACTAATTGATATTTATAACCGTTATATTACAAATATTAAGAGAAATATACCGCACAAATACATTACGAAATATATGAATACGGGAGTATGTACTGTCGTTGACGGTGAACAAACAAAAGCGCAAGACAGTAGTGTCAGTGAATATCCCGAAGTATACATCTATGTCAATGTGGTGGATAAAAACGATTACGAACAAAACAAGGGCCGCGATTGCGCAATGGCAGATGATACTGCTTCAAACACACTCAAACAGATATTATACGCAAACACGATGTTGAACAACAGTTTCCCTGAAGTAAATCCTTACCGCGGATATAAGCTTTTGAAAGGTTCCGAGGACAAGACGTTATTGGAACAAAATATACCTCTTCCGCTCGCTACTACGGCCCCACCTGCTCCTCCGAAAAGCGGGGGCAAACCTCGACGCCATACACGCCGACATCCGAAACGTCATCTACGTCGTTCACGCAAACTATAAAAATAATACATGTATGTTTTTATTGTTTTTGGTTTTTGATACCCACATTACATTTTCGCTACTCCATTTACAAACTTTCCTACCTCATCGCCAATGTCATCGTCTTCGGTAATAGCATAAATAGTACCGTTTGTTTCATTGGTGGTGTAATATCTGGTTCCTTTTATAACAATCTCGTATACA